AAAAAAAAAAAAAAAAAAAAAAAAAAAAAAAACTATTTTTCCCCCCCCCCCCCGGGGGGGGGGGGGGGGTACGCTACCCCTTGTAGCTACACCCCTATTGTTAGGCGGTGGCGCGCATGACCGGCACGATCAGCGCGGTGATGCGCGCCATCATCGACCGGGTGTACCCGGTGGGTATCATCATCGACTTTGCGGTAGAGACGAATCCCAACACCGCCGTCGGCTGCGGAACGCAGTGGCAGCGCATCGCGGATGGGCGGACGCTGATAGCGTCGGACGCAAGCCATCCTGTGGGATGGGCGGGCGGCGAGGCGGCGCATGCGCTGACGGAGGCAGAAATGCCTACGCACAATCACACCATCGCTTATTCAAAGGATGGAAATCCATATCCGGGCACTGGAAACGGAACCTTTGCACCAAACATGGCGATGACCACCAAACTAACCACGTCAGCGGACGATCTGGCTTACTATGTTACTGCGACACAGACGCGCGGTGCCGGACAGGCCCACAACAACATGCAGCCGTCTCTGGCCGTGGCCCGCTGGAAGCGCGTGGCCTAAGCTACGTCCGAAAGGGGGCGGTGGTATGAACGGACGTATCGCTGCCCTTGCCGGGCGGGTGCCGGAACTGACGGCGGAACAGTTGGACGGGATGGACGCTGCGGACTTTGCTGCGTTATATGCGGGCGGAGTGCGGCTCCTGATGGTAAAGAACAATGAAACCATCACGTTGCATGCAGTCGATAGTAACGGGGCTTTGGCCTGGCTGGATACCAATATGCCGCGGGAAAATCTGCTGGTTAACGGCGATTATCGCATTGCCCAGGCGGGCTATGGCGGAATGCATGGCACGCAGGCATATGCCGCTGACCGCTGGTTGCTAGTCAATGACGCAACCGCAGTGAAAGGTACGCCATCTGGTATCCTGCTGAACGGCAACATCCGGCAGGTGATCGACGGATATGATGGTATCGAAGGAACCGAATGCACTATAGAAGCGGTTTTCGCTAACAACGGCCACTATATTGGTACCGGTGTGATCCCGGCAAACGGAACAGGACTAAACTACGGGGATGCAAAGGGCGGTATATATATATCAGCCACAAGCAAGTCCATAACAGTCTATGCCTCTGTGCAAGATACCTTGCTCCATGTCCGGCTTTTACGCGGTAGATACACAGCCAAGACAATCCCGCCATGGCGGAAACCGGACCCAGATATAGAGATACTGAAATGCCAGCTTCGGTTTTTTGTGCCCTGCAACGGGGCGCAGTGGTTCCCGATGGAGCTTACCGGTGGGGGCGTCTGCATGCATTTCCCTGTAAGAATGGCCAATGCGCCGGGACTGGTACAAAATCGATATGGACCCATGCAGGTTTACGCAGATGGACAGTGGCAGGACATGAAGATGGATGGGTTTTTCGTTGATTATGCGCAAAATTCGGTTGGCATTCGGGCGAGCGCCGGAAATGTTTTCCCGGATGGCGTGTCTGCGTCGCGCGGGCCATATTTGGTTCGCTATCCTCCATCATTTGTTTGCGATTTGTGATTTATTAATATTAAGAAAGAAGGAAAAGTAATGAAACCAACGGCGAATCAGGTCGCGCAGGCCGCAATGGCGGCGGCCCACGTGGGCTATACCTATGACGAGATGGATTGCCAGGCCTTCGTGGAGCACTGCGCGCGCCAGGCGGGCGGGGCCATGGACTACCTGGGCACCAACGACATGGCCCGCCGCGCGGCGTGGCTGGGCACGCTGGACGAGGCCCGCGCGCAGGGTCGCCTCGTGCCGGGCGCGGGGCTGCTCATCCGCGAGGAAACCGATGCGAATCTGCCCGCGCGCTACGCGGGCGACGGCCTGGGCGATTTCAGCCATGTGGGCCTGTACGTGGGCGAGAACGCCCTGACCGATGTCGAT